GTCGAAGCGATCAATGGCTGAGATTCAGTTCCAGATGCACCCGCTGCCATCAGTGTACCTGATGGAGCTGGACATCCCGGCTGAGTTTGTTGAAGCGTGTAACGACTATCTTGATGAACTAGTCACGCAGAAAGAGAAAGTCAGTGCAGCGCATACGCTCGTTGGGCAGATCAAGCGCGGCGAGCAGCTAGTCATGAATCATGAAGACTCAAGGCTGGTGCCGTTCTCTAGATTCTTATGTGACATGGGCGTAGCCTACATTAACCAGTTCATGGCGCAATCTGGTCAGTTACTGGATGGCAACCGAAATGTCGAGATGGACGAACTATGGTCAGTGCATAGCTACGAAGGCGACTACAATCCAATCCACGATCACGGAACTAAAACGGTGATGGGTATTAGCTGCACAACATGGACAAGGGTTCCGAGCCAGATATTGCAGGGGCCGCGACCGGGATCGCAAGAATACGACCTGTATGGTGCCTCTGGAGAAAGTGATGGTTGCTTGTGTTTTAACTATGGGCAGTCAAGCACATGGGATCGAGAGCGGCTAAGACCTACACAGAACGTTGTAGTGAGGCCACAGGTAGGTAGGTTGTATATGTTCCCTAGCTGGATGCAACACATGGTCTATCCATTCCAAGGGGATGGGGAAAGGCGAACAGTCGCCGCCAACATAAACTGTTTCCCTGTTGAGAAGGAAGGCAATCAAGATGAGTGATTCAGGACAAGAGGCGTTAACTGAAATTAGGGCGCATGAGCGAGAATGTGTTCTGCGCTACAAAGCTATAGAGAACAGCTTGGAACGTGGTTCTAAGCGATTCGATAAAATCGAACACATGCTCTGGGGGATTTATATCGCATTGTTTTTCACGGTACTAGTTCCACAGGCATTACGATTTATGGAGTGAGGTATGGCTACAATTGATCCTGTGTCTCAGCCTCCTGCCGTTGCATGGAAGCAGGTGGCGAATCAGAAGATTGAAGAGTTGGTTTCAGCATCTAGTGGCAAGCCAGTTAGGCGCGTTACCGAGGTGCAAGAATCTACACTGTACGAGTTGCAAGGCTCTCAACTGAAGGTCAGCAACATTGGATTGTCACAAAGTACCCATGACATTTATGTATGACGCTTGCATTTGCATTGATGGTCATGGTCGATGGCGTGCTAATCGTCAACCGAGGCGATGAGCCGCTATTTGCATCCGTCAAGATCTGTAACGATTACGCTAGAGAGGTAGCAGAGCCGTATAAAAATAGAAAAAGTCAGGTAGAAATTACTGCGTGGTGTGAGCCTCGAAAGGTTGCGAGTGACACACCGTTGATCTGGAAATAACGATGTTCGGATTTGGTGAGTCAATTGCAGTTGTAACGGGTGTACTGACAACGCTGAAATCGTTGAATGAAACCCTAGCAACGATTAAAGAATCGGGTGCAAATGCGGGTAGTTTGGCAAATCTATTGGGGCAATATGATGAAGTCCAGCAGAAGATCCAAGAGGTAGAGAAAAGTAAAGCGGGTGTTTTATCCGTAAAAGAATCTATGCAAGTGCAAATTGCCAAGAGGCAAGCAGAGACATTCCATCAACAGTTGAAAGACGCGATGTTGATGTCGGGGCAAGCGCACCAATACAACGAGATTATTAAAAGGATTGAAGACAGCAAGGTTGCTCACGAACGTGCTGTAAGGGAGTTAAAACAAGCCAAGGCCAAACGGAAAAGGCAACTAAAAGAATTTGCGACCTATACATTTATCGCCTTCGTCACCTGGTGTTTAGTGATGGCCGTAATTTACGTATATTTGAAATTATGAACGCAAAAAAATTAGAACCAGATTCGGATTATGCGGACTACGACACCGATGGCGATGGCGTGGTGTCTGATGATGAGCTTGAGACAAGCAAGGAACTCCAGAGCTTGCGCCTTCAGTTTGAGCGAGCGAATGCTCAGAAGACCATGGCTTGGTTTAGCCTTTGGGGAATGTTGCTGTATCCCAGTCTAGTCGTTTGTTCAGCGTGGATAGGACTGGAGCAAGCGGCAGGGATCCTTGGCGATATGGCCTCTGTCTACTTTGTTTCCGTAGCAGGTATTTTGGCGGCATTCTTTGGCGCTCAAGCTTGGTCGAATAGGAATAGCAAATGAGCATTGTCAATGCATTGATAGGCCCGGTGTCTGGCTTGCTCGATAAATTCATCGAGGACAAAGACCAGAAAAATGCTTTAGCCCACGAAATTGCAACGATGTCGGAGCGACATGCTCACGAAGCACTCAAGGGACAGTTGGAGATCAACAAAGTTGAGGCTGCTCACAAGAGTCTGTTTGTAGCTGGATGGCGTCCCGCTATCGGCTGGGTGTGTATGCTCGGACTGCTGTACAACACGATCATTGCTAATGTCCTCTCTATCTGGGTCGAGGTTCCAGAAGTAGACACAACATTACTGGTGCCAGTGATGATGGGCATGCTGGGACTTGGAGCGATGCGCTCATACGAGAAGGTCAATCATGTGTCGAGAGAGAAATGAGTAAACTCATCGAAATGCTAAGACAGCATGAGGGTGTGCGCTACAAGGTGTACATGTGTTCTGAAGGCTATGAAACGATTGGCGTTGGCCGAAACATCTCAGAAGGTGGTTTAGGTCTATCCAAGGACGAAGTAGATTTCCTTCTGATCAATGATATTGAACGAGTGCAAAACGAGTTAGGCAGAAGCTTCCCTTGGTTTTCGGATCTTGATGAAGCTCGACGTGACGCGATGATAGACATCGCATTTAACCTGGGCTTGACCAGACTGCGGAGTTTTGTGAACGCTTTGGAAGCGATGGCCCACGGACAATACGACGTTGCTGCCAATGAGTTCATGGATAGTAGGTGGAGCCAGCAAGTTGGAAACAGAGCAGTCGAAGTAACTGAAATGATTCGTACAGGCGAGTATCAATAATGGCAAGAAGCGCACCAATGGGCGGTAAAGGCGGCGGCCAATCTGTCCCTTATCAACCAGCCGGGTTTGGTCAAAATCAGCAATTTAGTGGTGGTTTTGGCATGGGGACGGGTGGGTTTTCTCAGCCTCAGTTTGGGCAACCTCCTCAGTTTGGCGGAGGATTTGGAGGCGGGTTCGGCATGCCGCAGCCTCGACCCCAGCCTTATATGATAGAACACGGAGGTTTCCCTCGGCCTTTGCCTCCAACAAGGTTGCCGGGACCAAACGATGCTGGATTTAGAGGCGGGCAACTGGGCGAAGGGGCTATCGCCGGACCTGTAAGGCCAGGAGGCCGTGAATCCTTAAAAGATGTGCTGGGTGCAGCTGGCTTCCAAATGCCAGAAAGACCGACAGGACCAGAACAGCACATAGCGATGACGTTTAAAGACCCGCTCACGGGGAAAATGACATCTGGTGGACCTCATGCTAAAAGCCACGCTATGGCTATGAGTGATTTTTATGGACAAAATCCAGAGGCTTTAAAAATCGCGAAGCAGTTTGAGGCGGATCAAGGAGCGGGAGGCGGTCAGTTATACCAAGCTGGTGGCCCAGCATTCGGGGGACTTGGGGATTTTTTGAAGGGGGGTTCGCCCCCGATAGCTGGAAAGGATTACATTCCTCTCGTTCCAGAAGTCGGGGCTGGCGGTGGCCAATACGTGCCCCGAGGGGGAGCTCAAGAAAGGTTCCAAAGGGAAGCGGGTCGGATTACCGACATGAGATATCGTGGTCCAGGTCGAGTGTTACCTCCGGGTAGATTTCAGCCATTCCCTCAGCCGCAACCGCAGCCTGATTACAACCGATTACCTCAGCCTATGCCAATGCCTGGATATGGCAATTTCCCTCCCCGGCGAATGCCTGGATATGGCAATTTCCCTCCCCGGTTGCCGCCAAGGTTTCAACAACCACGGCCTCAGCCTATGCCAATGCCTGGATATGGTGGGTTCCCCGGTGGTTATATGCCTCTGCCTAGACCACAACCCATGCCTAGATACCAGCCTGCGTTGCCGTCAAGACTTGGCAGCCCCACGATGTACCAAGGCAGGGGCTTCACGCCAAACTATGGTGTTCCTAGATCAATGATACCCCCCCAAGAATACCAACTGTTTGATCAGGGTGGCTTGGGCGGCTTTTTCTAATAATGCCTTTAGCAAAAATACAGTTTGCACCTGGTGTCAATAAAGAGGGCACAGAGTACACGGCAGATTCAGGCTGGTTTGACTCCGACAAAATCCGCTTCCGTGAGGGAAGGGTCGAAAAGATCGGAGGATGGCAAAAGCTGGTTCAGTCAGCGTTTCTTGGTGTTGCGAGATCAATACACAACTGGGCGTCTCTTGAGTCTATAAAGTACATTGGGGTTGGGACTAACTTAAAATTTTATGTGACCGAGGGTAACACCCTAAACGACGTAACGCCGTTGCGGTCCACAACGTCAGCAGGTGACGTTACCTTTGCTGCGACCAATGGTTCCTCAACGATCACTGTCACTGACACCGCGCATGGCGCTGTTGTAAATGACTTTGTGACGTTTAGCGATGCTGCATCTCTAGGTGGCAATATCATTGCTGCGGTGCTTAATCAGGAGTACCAGATAGCCTCAGTACCGACTACAAGCACCTACACGATTGTTGCGAAAGACACGAGTGGTGCAGAGGTAACTGCAAACTCTAGTGACTCTGGTAATGGCGGCAGCTCTGTTGTTGGCGCATATCAGATTAATACTGGCCTAAATGCGTTTGTGCAAGGCACTGGTTTCGGGGCTGGTAGCTGGGGTTCTGGTACATGGGGTAGTTCTAGCAGTGTCTCTGCGTCTGGTCAGCTTCGATTAATCAGCCAAGATAACTTTGGCGAAGATTTGATCTTCAACATTAGAGGCGGCGGAATTTATTACTGGGATGAGTCATCTGGCACAGGTGCTAGAGCCATTAATGCTACAGCTTTAGGCGGGGCATCCAATGTTCCGACTGTTGCTTTACAGGTGATGGTCTCTGACATCGATCAACATGTGATTGCTTTTGGCTCAAACCCCATAGGCTCTAGCAATATTGACCCATTGTTTGTTCGTTTTTCAGATCAACAAAATGCGGCAGATTGGACACCAACAGCAACCAATACGGCTGGTGGTGTAAGAATCAATTCTGGCTCAGAAATTATTGGTGCCTTGCAGGCGAGGCAAGAAATACTGATTTGGACTGATGCCAGTCTTCACTCTATGCGCTTTGTGGGAGCGCCTTTTACCTTTCAGTTTTCAACGTTGAGCACAGATATATCCATGATATCGCCAAAGGCGGCGGTAAACGCGAGGGGATCTGTTTTCTTCATGGATAAAGGTGGCTTTTACGTTTACAACGGATCAGTGCAACCATTGCCGTGTACGGTAAAAGAACATGTTTTTTCAAACCTGAACGAAGATCAATCGTTCAAGGTATTTGCAGCGGAAAACAACGCATTCTCTGAAGTGATTTGGTTCTACCCTGTAGGTAGTGGTAACACAGAAATAACAAACTACGTCTCGTACAACTACGCAGACAATCTCTGGTCTGTCGGCACCCTGGCGAGAGGGGCATGGGCCGGTGCTTCAGTAAGGAATAAACCGATAGCGTCAACATGTGTTGATAGTAACTCTGCGGTGAACTACTTGTTTGAGCATGAAGTGGGCCATGACGATGATGGATCAGCGATGACGGCTTTTGTTGAGTCCGGTGATTTGGAGATCGGTGATGGCGAGCGGTTTATGATGATTAGCAGGATACTGCCTGACTTTAAGTTTAGCGGTTCTACGAGTGACGCATCAGTTGACTTGACAGTGAAGGGAAGCAACTTTCCACTGGAAGACCCAAGCACTTTGGCGACATCAAGTGTCACCTCCTCGACAAAACAAAATCATATCAGGGCTAGGGCTAGGCACACCGTGCTAAGGGTGGAAAGCTCTGGCTTGGGATACGGATGGCGGCTAGGTAGCTTGAGGTTTGACATGAGGCAGGACGGAAGACGCTAATGGCAACGACAAGAAAGACAACGTTACCTATCCCTTCACCAGTTTATGATCCTAACTCAGAAGCTATCACTCGAAGAACGATTGAGCTTTCGTTAGATCAGATCGAAAACGAGGTGCTTGTTGCCAAGACGCAAGATGATAAGACCGGATCACTTGCCATGCGGCGTTTTCAGTTCCTTTTGATGGGTGCTTCGTGACAGACGTTATCAAGGTTTTGGGGCAGGCTGATGTCAGTGCGACAACCGTAACCACACTGTATACCGTCCCTGACCTGACACAAACAACCGTCAGCTCCTTGGTGATCTGTAACCGGGGTGGCTCTGGGATCACGTTTAGGGTCAGCATTCATGTCGGCGGGGCTACAGCAGATGACAAACAGTTTATTTTTTATGATGAAGACCTAGCAGCAACGACCAGTAGAACAGTTGTGATTGGGATCTGTTTAGCACAATCAGATGTCGTAAAGGTTTACGCAAGTGCAGCAAATGTTAGCTTCAATATGTTTGGAGTGGAGACCAGCTAATGATGAATCAACAACCCCAGTTCCCAATGCAGCCTATGGCAGAGCAGATGGCTCAACAAGGCAGATACGGCGACAGCATGATGGTTCACATGAACCCAATAGAGGTGGCTGGTATCGCATCTCTGTCGCCCACAGGGCAGCTCACAACCAACCCAATGACAGGGCAGCCTGAAGCGTTCCTGCCCTTTATAGCTCCACTGCTGGGTAGTCTTGTGGGAAGCTCTGCTTTAACTGGCCTCGGGGCTGGGGGTATTTTAGGTGCTACAGGTCTTAGTTCTGCGGCGGCAGGTGCTATTGGTTCTGGTTTAGCGTCGGCGGCGGTAACGGGTGACTTGAAGGAGGGGTTGATATCTGGACTTACAGGGTTCGGAATTGGAAAAGCTTTAGGCGCTGCCAAAGATGTTGTGGGCGGGGTGACAGAAGCAGCAGAGGCGGTAACTGCGGCAGAGCAGGCTTTGGCAAAAGGGACCGAAACAGCAACACAGGAGGCAGTGAAGGCTAGCACAGACCTAGCGAGCGTCGGTCAGAACCCAGTAATACGAGAACTGGAAAAGGGTGTTGAAACTGCCACAGAGACTTTAGCAGCAAAGTCTCCAGCAACGACAGGAGAATTACTTACTTCAGGAGAGGGCTTGCGTGAGACAGGCAA